CTGGTTCTCCAAGGGTATGCCGCAGATCATTGATGTGCGTGACGACCCGCTCGGCCTTGAGGGTTTCTACCCCTGCCCGCGCCCGCTGTACGCCACCACGACTAGCGACACGCTCGTACCCGTTCCCGACTTTGTGCTGTACCAAGATCAGGCGATGGAGTTGGACATCCTCTCCGACCGCATTGACGGCTTGGTGAAATCGCTGCGTGTGCGTGGCGTATACGACGCCAGCCAGCCTGCCCTGCAACGCCTAATGACGGAGGGCGACAACAATGCACTTATACCAGTTGATAAGTGGATGGCTTTCAGCGAGAAGGGCGGCCTTAAAGGCAGCATTGACCTTCTCCCGCTGGACACGCTCGCCAACGCCCTCCTCAACTGCTACCGCGCCCGAGAGGACATCAAGAGCCAAATCTACGAAATCACGGGCATTGCAGACATCATCCGAGGCGTCTCGGCAGCCTCGGAAACGGCCACGGCGCAGCAAATCAAAGGTCAGTACGCAGGATTAAGACTGCGCTCTATGCAGGAGGAGGTGGCGATGTTTGCCGCCGAACTCATCCGGCTGAAAGCACAGGTCATGTGTATGCACTACCAGCCAGAGACGATTCTGGCGTATGCCGCTGCCGAGCAGATGACCCCAGCGGATCAACAATTGATCCCGCAGGCGCTGGAACTGATCCGCAACAAGCCGTTGCGTAGCTTCCGCGTAGACATTGCCTCCGACTCGCTTGTGATGCTGGATGAAAACCAGAACAAGCAGGATCGGCTGCAATTCTTACAGGCGTTTGGTGGGTTCCTCGCGCAGGCGCTCCCGGTTGGTCAGGCGTCACCCGAGATGGTGCCGATGATGATGGAGTTGCTGCGCTTTGGTATGCAGGCGTTTAAGGCTGCCCGCCCGATTGAGGGGCAGATTGACGCAACCTTGCAACAGTTGGCACAGGCCGCCCAACAGCAGCAGCCTGATGGCGAGCAACAGGGCAAGCAAGCCGAGTTGCAGCAGAAGGGTCAAATGGAGCAGGGCCGTATGCAGATGGAGGCGGCGCTACAGCAGGCCAAGCTGCAACAGCAGATGCAGATGGAGCAGCTGAAGAACCAGACCAAGATGGCGATGGAGCAGCAAAAGCAACAGTTTGAAGCGCAGTTGGAAGCCATGAAGCTGCAAAGTCAGCAGGAAGCGGCCAAGTACAAGGCTGACATGGACGCCCAGACGCGGCTCATCATCGCGCAGATGAACAAAACCCTACCCCCAACCACGTTTAACCAATGAAACGCACCTACGTTTTTATTGATGGCGAGTTTGTGGAGCGTCGGAAGGACGCCAAAGGGCAGTACCACTACGTTCAGCCAGACATTCAGCCATACAAAAGCATGGTTGACGGCAGCATGATCACCTCACGCTCGCAGCACCGCCGCCATTTGAAGGCGCACGGTTGTGAGGAGGTAGGCAACGACGATCCCGCTAAACACATACGGCAGGAAAAGCAGTCAAACGAGCGTTTGGAGCGCCTCAAGCACGAGGTGAACAATCGCATGACTAACGAACAAGCTGACCGAATCATTAGGCAGTTGCGCCAAGAGATTAATTTCACCAATCCCCACAGGAGAGGCTAATGGACGTTGAGAATCAGGAAGCCCCACAGGCTGAACCGATTGACCGCAGGGCAATGCTGGAGGAACAGCTTGAGGCTGCCGAGCGTGGCGAGCCGATTGAGGCCAGATCACGCGATGAGGGCGGGCGTTTCGCTAAACCCTCCAAAGTGGAGGCAGAACCCGAGGTAGAGGAAGAAGAACCGCCGGTATGGCGTCGTCCTCCTGCGTCGTGGAAAAAGGATTTCCATGAGGTTTGGCAGAAAGCCGACCCCAAGATGCAGGAATACGCATGGCAGCGTGAGGAGCAGATGCGAGCGGGCGTGGAACCGCTGCTCTCCAAGGCGCAGTTTGCCGATGCGATGCAGGAAGCCATCAGCCCTTACATGAACACGATTCAAGGGCTTGGCTTGCAGCCAGAAAAAGCTGTTGCCGCGTTGATGGAAGCTGACCACAAGCTCCGTAACAGCGACCCGCAGACCAAAATGCAGTATTTCGCGCAGTTGGCGCAGAGTTACGGCATCAACTTGGGCGCAATGCAGGGGCAAGCCCCCACAGCAGCGCCAAACAGCGTTGATCCGATGGTTTACCAACTGCAAAACGAACTGAACAAAGTCCGTGGCGAGGTCATGGGCTGGAAACAGCAGCAGGAAATGGTGGAAAACCAGACCCTGCTTAACGAGATCAACCAATTTAGTTTGAAGGCCGATCATTTTGAGGAAGTCCGACCGACGATGATTCAGCTCCTACAGAGCGGAGTCGCGCAGACGTTGGATGAAGCCTATGATAAGGCCATTCGGCTTGACCCGACCTTGTTTGAACAGACGCTTAAAGCCCAACAGGCTGAAGTGGCTGCAAAACAGGCGAAGGAGGCCAATCGGGTAGCGAAAACTGCCCGCGCAGCAGCGGTGAGCGTCAGAAGTGCCACACCCGGCCCAAACACGGCTCCCAAGGCAGCAAACCGTCGCGCCCTCTTGGAGGAGGCTTTCTCCGAAACAGAGCCGCGTTTGTAATTAACTGATAAAGGAGTCATCAAATGGCATTTGCCAACTCAAGTATCAGCGACATCATTGCTACCACCATTCAGAGCCGTAGCGGTGAGCTTGCTGACAACGTGACCAACAACAATGCGTTGTTGCGTCGTCTTAAGGAGCGTGGGAACGTCAAGACGTTCTCGGGCGGTAACGTGATTTTGCAGGAAATCATGTACACCGATCCGACCACGAACAACACGAACAGCTACTCCGGTTACGAAGTGCTGAACGTGGGTCAGAACAGCCCGATTAGCTCGGCGCAGTTCTCCATCACGCAGTACGCTTCTGCGGTGACTATCTCGGGTCTGGAGATGATCCAGAACTCGGGTAAGGAGGCCATCATTGACCTTCTTGACGGTCGCATGGAAGTGGCCGAAGCCCAGCTGGCTAACCGCATCAGCGGTGACCTGTATGGCGACGGCACCGGCAACGCGGGTAAGAACCTCACGGGTCTTGCTGCTGCTGTTCCGGATGACCCGACTGTTGGCACCTACGGCGGCATCAATCGCGCTGTGTGGACGTTCTGGCAGAGCAAGAAGTTCTCGGCTGCCGCTGATGGCGGTGGTGCGGGCGCTGTCTCCAGCACGACGATCCAAGGCTACATGGACGCCTTGGCCGTGCAGCTGGTTCGTGGCACCGACAAGCCTGACCTGATCGTGGCCGACAACAACTACTATCGTTTCTACTTGCAGTCGCTACAGGCGATTCAGCGTATTACCGAGAGTGGTTCGGGCATGGCGGGCGCGGGCTTTGCCTCCCTCAAGTATTACGGCGCGGGCATGGCCTCCGACGTTGTGCTGGACGGTGGTATCGGTTCGTCCACCTACAACAGCGGTTCGGGGAACGCCAACCATATGTGGTTCCTCAACACCAAGTACCTGATGTTCCGCCCCCACAAGGATCGCAACTTTGTTCCGATCGGTGGCGAGCGTCAGGCCGTCAACCAAGACGCTAAACCAACATTGCACTAATGGCGTCTATAAACCCTCTCTGATTGACTTGGAAACCCGGAAGCGGGCAACAGGGGCCAAGCGAAAGCAGGCTGAACGACTAAGTGAGAGGGGGCAAACGAAAACGGTTTGCCATGCGATAGTCTGAACTGCGGTATAACCAAAGAAGCCGCAGAGGGTGATCCGAAGAGGTCGCCCCGCCATCCGAAAGGGTGGTCAGTAGCCGAAAGGCGAAGTAACAGAATGATTGTGAAACTGATTGGCTGGGCCGGTAACCTTACCTGCTCGGGCAGCCAGTTCCAAGGCGTGTTGATTGCTTAAGGAGTACACGACAATGGCTGTTTCAACTAGTAATCTCATTGGCGTGGCTCTCGGCTATTCCGACACGACCGCACAGTTCAAGACCGGCACGACCGTGAACTTGGACGATGGTGGTCAGGCCATTTATGTGCAGGCGGCTTCTACCGTCAGCACCTACATGGCGGTGTCGGTAAAGGGTGACAACACCGTTGTGCCGTTGACCACGACTAACTCGGCAAGCAGTAAGGCCGTTGGCTTTGCTCAGACGTCCATTGCCTCAGCCTCTTATGGCTGGGTGCAGCTGGGCGGCAAACCGGTTGTTAACCTTGCTGCGTCATGCCTCCCGGCGGTTCCGCTCTTTACGACGGCTACCGCTGGAACGCTTGACGACGCCACGGTAACTGGCGGTCTGGTTGAGGGCATCGTTGCCCTGACCACGGCCTCTGGTGCTACCGCGTTGACCTGCGTTGCGGGCTACCCGCACGTTGCAACGGGCGTTGTGGGCTTCTGATGAAGCCTCTGGAGATCACGGTACAGGCGGCAGGCACGGCAGAGGAGCTTTGCTCCAACATCCGCTCTGCGCTGTCCCGTGGTCTGCCAGAACTGACCCTCGCTCCCATCAAGCACGATGGCAACATCGTATTGGTGGCGAGCGGGTGGTCTATGCCGGACTACATTGACGAAATTAAGGCGCACCGCCGAGCCGGTCGCCCGATTGTGGCTGTAAAGGCTGCACACGACTTTCTAGTAGAAAACGGGGTAAACCCCGACCTGTGGATTAACCTTGACCCGCGTGACCGCACAAACGGTATCCAGCGGCTTAACGACCACACGGTATATATGCCCGCCTCACGCTGCCCACCGTCCACGTTTGATTACCTTAAGGGCCGCAAGGTGCTGTTATGGCATTCATGGGCAGAAGGCCCAGAAATGACCGCAATTGGCGGTGGCAAATTAGCAGTTGGTGGCGGCACTACGTCAGGACTGCGAGCAGTCAACATTGGTTATTTGCTTGGATTTCGCAACTTTACGCTGTATGGGTACGACAGCTGCAACCGCGCTGACGGCGTAAAACGCTTCACGGGCGACAAAGCCGGTGTGTCAATTGACGTATTTGTAGGCGGCCCTACGGGGCGCAAGTTTAACTGCAACATGGCAATGGCCCAGCAGGCCAACGAATTCCAAAAGCTGTTTGATGTGATGGGAGACATCACCGTGGATGCGCGTGGCCCCGGCTTAATTGCCGAAATCATGCGCGTTCGTAACGAGCGCAAGGCCGCTTAATGGCGATCCCCTCCCGAGTATTGGGTAGCGGGGTAAACCAACTATCCACGGTGTCAATTTGCGGCGACGGCGTTGCATCGCTGACCGCCGCTGGCACATCAGCCGGTAACGCAACAGCCATTACCTACGTTTACACCAACGTCACCACCGTTGCCTCGGGTGCTGGCGTTAAACTGCCGCCGACCGAAATGGGTGAGACGGTCATTATCAAAAACACGGGCGCAAACCCGTTGACGGTTTACCCAT